CCGCCGCCCCTCGACTTTTGCCTTCGAGCCGGCGAAAACGGGAATGATTTAGAGCACTTACGGCACGCTCCAGAAACGCGAACGATTCCAACCACTTAGGAGCCACGTAAATGGCTAAGAAGTTCAACCACTTGAAGGCGCCTGCGAATGAGTCGCTGTCGCAGTTCCTGCGCCGCAAGCTCGCATCCGCCGAGGAGAGCGCGGAGGCCGCGGCGCTCGATGGCTCATGGGTGGCGCACGCGCGGCTCTTGCGCGAGAGCGTGAACCTTCGGCGCGAGCTCGACCAGGCGCTCGAGGAGGAAGCCGCGCCCACCGACGCGATGACGGATGAGCAGCTCGTTTCGCTGATTCAGCGCGCGATCGCATCGGTGCCGGAGGCGCACCTCGAGGTGATCGAAACGGCGCTGATGTTCCGCCGCGGCGCGGCGCCGAGCTCGGAGCCTGTCCAGTGAGCAGCCTGTCCGCGCTCGCGCGAGGCCTCGACACGCTGTCGCGCCGGGCGGCTGCCGACCCGCTGTCGTACTACCGGCCGACGGTCCCGCAGCGCGACTTCCTGTCCTGCACGGCACCCGTGGCCATGCTCCGCGCGGGGAACCAGCTCGGGAAGACGTGGGCCGGCCTGGTCGACGTCATCTACCGCTGTCTCGGCTCGAGCCCGTACCAGCCCGTCGCGCCGGCGCCGATCGAAGCGTGGATCATCTGCTTCTCCTGGGAGCAGAGCCTCAGCGTCCAGGCGAAGTTCCACGCGCTCGTACCGAAGGGCGCGCTGAAACCGGGCGTCGAGTTCATCCCTGGCAAGGGGTACATCGGCCGCGTTCCGATCGTGCGGTTCCGCAACGGCTCGATCGTGCGGTTCAAGACGACGAACCAGGGCAGCCTCGGTCTCGCGTCGGCGACGCTCAATCACGTCCTGATTGACGAGCCGCCCCCGCCGGACATCTGGGGCGAGCTGTGCGCGCGTGTGCTTCGGCAGCGTGGCCGGATTCGGTTGACCATGACGCCGATCGGCCGGCCGGTGGAGTGGCTGCGGAAGCTCGTCGAGCAGGGCGAGGTAATGGACCTCCACTACTCGCTGACCGTCGAGAACACGACGCCGATCGGAGGGCGCCCGCTGCTCACGCAGGCGGAGATCGACGCGCTGGCCGCACGGTATCTGCCCCAGGAACGAGCGCAGCGCCTCCACGGCGACTGGGACAAGGGCTTCATTGAGGGCCGGATCTTTGAGGGCTTCGACGTCGACAAGCATGTTTCGGACTTGCCGCCGTTCGGCGAGGTCCAGATCGGGATCGGCATTGACCACGGCACCGACGCGGGGAGCCAGGTGGCGACGCTCACGGCCATCTCGAGGACGGGCGGCGTCGAGGGGAACCCGCGCATCTGGGTTCTCGATCAGTGCATCTCCGACGGCCTCACGACGCCAGAGCAGGACGCGCGCGACATCATGGGCATGCTCAAGCGAAACGGCCTCGTCCTCGAGTCGGTAGACCGATGGGTTGGCGACCGTAAGCACGGCGGCAAGCGGTGGGGCGGGCGCAAGAGCAACGCGCTGCTCCAACAGGGCTTCGAGCGTGAGCTTCGGCTTCCGATTGGATCGCTGCCCTTCCGCGTGCGAACGGCGTGGAAGCCGTCGGGCTCGGTCTTCGAGGGCGCGCGCATCTTGCACGCGGCGATGCTCCGCGGAGACTTCTTCGTGCACTCGAGGTGCAAGGGCCTGATCGACGACCTGTCGCATTGGACGGGCGACGACGACAACCATAAGCACGGGATCGACTCGTTGCGATATAGTGCCGTAGAGCTAATAACGACGCGGCTTTACGTGCCGCAGACGCTCCGGATGCACGGATGACCGATACCGCTCTGCCTCCTGTCCCGGCCTCCCCGCTTGACGCTCGGCGCTGGGAGCACACGCGCCTCCGTCGCCGGCTCCTCGAGGGCACCTGGGAACGCGACCTCGTCGAGCGCCTCGAGCTCCACCTCGGCACGGTTCGGCGTCAAGCGTGGGGCGTGCCAGACCTGTCGAGCAACCCGTTCCGCATCATTTGCCGCGAGCTCTCCGCGCTCTACATGGCCGCGCCGGACATCCGCCACACGCGGTCGCCCGACCGTGCGGAAGAGCTCATCGCGGGCGGTGGCATCATCGCGCGCACCGGCCTCTGGGCGACAATGCAACGATTTCAGGCACTTGTGATCGGGTGCCGCGAGTACTGGCAGCGCATCCACGTCTCCGAAGACGGGCGGCTGACCTATCGGCCGGTGCCGCCGGATATGACCGTCGCCTACGCCGCGGAGGACCGTCCCGACTACCCGCTCGCGGTACACGAGCTGCGCCTCCGTCACTCGCTCACGGGCGGGGCGCCGGTGTGGACGTGGGACGTTCTCGACATCCGGAACCCGGAGCAGCCGGAGTACCGGGTGTATCTGGCGACCGATACAGGCCGGTTCGGCGAGGATGTGTCGCTGGGCTACCTCGGCGGGGACTACTCCGGCGATGCGTACCCGTACCGTCGCGCGGATGGCCGTCCGATCCTACCTTACGTGCTGTACCACGCGGAGCGCATCGGGGATCGGCTGTTCGACGCATACGAGGGCATGGAGGTCGTCGAGGGCAGTCTCAATCTCGCGGTGGCTTACTCGTTCCTGCTCCACGTCCTGAAGGACGCGAGCTGGCCGCAACGGTACGCGGTGGGCGTGCGTCCCCAGGGCGCGAGCCTCGAGGGCAGCGTGAGCGGGGCGCGGATGGAGATCATCACCGACCCGGCGACGATCCTCCAGTTCGAGGCGATCGACGAGCAACAGCCGCTGATCGGACAGTTTCAGGCGGGCGCGGACGCAGCGGCCCTCGAGGCGACGACCGCGGCGATGGCGAACCGGCTGGCCCAGGACGCCGGCCTATCGCCCACCGACATCGCGCGGCTCGGCGGCTCGGCGCGCTCCGGGTACGCGATCGCGCTCACGAACGAGGGCAAGCGCGAAGCACAGCGCAAGTACTCGCCCTCGTTCCGCGCGTCGGATGAGGAGCTCGTCATGAAGACGGCGATCCTGTTCAACCGAGCGATGGGGACGGCGTTTCCGGAGGGCGGCTACTCGGTCGCGTACCGCGCGATCCCGCTCTCCGGGCAGGAGCTGGACGCGCGCAGGAAGCACGCGCTCGAGATGCTCGAGGCGGGGCTGATGTCGCGTGTGGAGGCTGTGCGCCTCTTCGACGAGGGCCTCACGCCCGACGACGCGCGGGCAGTCCTCGAGGAGATCGACGCGCCGCCGGCCGTCTCCGCCACCGTTTGATTCCATCCGCGGGCGCTGCCCTCCTCTGGGGCGGTGGTTTGGGGAGCGTCGATGGACGCCCCTGCGGGCTTCACCAGAGCCGCAGGAGTGTCCGTGTCCGACGAGATCAACAGCCCGATCGACGAGCCGAATAGCCGCGCAGAGGATCGGATCCGCGCGCTGACCAGTGAGCGCCGGCAGCTTCGCGAGCAGCTCGCCGCGATGCAGAGCCAGCTTGAGGCGCAGGCCGAAGCGGTGAAGGCCGCCGACGCGCTGAAGACGCAGCTCGGCGAATGGGAAGGCAAGTACGCCACCGCGGAGATGTCGTGGAAGACGGAGCGGGAGCTGCTCGCTCGCGGAATCAACGACGCCGAGGGGATCGAGTTCGTGCGCCTCGCGTACGACCGCCTCCCGAAGACCGACCGCCCCGAGCTCGGCGAGTGGCTCTCGAACGTGGACAAGCTGCCGAAGGCCGTGCGCGCGTACCTGCCGGAAGCACCTGCACCCGCAGCCGCGACCGAGCCCGCGAAGACGACCGCGGCGCCGCCTCGCGTCAACGCAGGCGCGGTCCCCACGGGCGGGCAGGCTCCGTCCAACTGGAGCCCGGAGGCGATCGCGCGGATGTCGCCCGCCGATTACCGCGCCGCACGGGATGCCATCTTGCGTAATCGTGAATGATGGCGTAGGGTTAGCAGAGCCGGTCGCGTCGAGTCGCGTTGTCAGCGGAACCCGGTGGTGACAACCACTTTGCCCCTTCGCAGGAGGCCTGACATCTATGGCTAACGAGATCCTTTTTGCCGACCTTTCCGGCTCTGCTCGCCTTGCCGCCATTCTCGCCAAGGAGATCGAGCTCACCCTGGCGGATCGCGCGTCGCTCCATAAGCACCCGTCGATCAAGTTCATGGGCAACATCGTTGGCTCCGGCTCCAACGTCATCCAGACGCCGATCGTCGGCCTCGACGGCTACGACACGATGTCCAGCCCGGCCGATGGCGCCGCCGTGA